GAATGACTTCTACTCCGACATGATCTGCATCGCCGTCGACGACGCCGTGACGATTGGGCTCGCCACCAAGGGCTATAGCTGATGGACCGGCGGGAAAGGACCGACAACTACGAGGAGGCGGTCAGGGCGGCGCTGGACGGCCGCCAGGCCGGTATCTGGACGGCCCTGCCGGGGATCATCCAGTCCTTCGACGCGACGAAACAGACGGCCTCGGTCCAGCCGGCCATCCAGGCCCAGGTTCGCAAACCAAACGGCGATCTGGAGTGGGTGACGCTGCCGCTGCTGCTGGACTGCCCGGCGCAGTTCCCGGCCGGCGGTGGGACGACGCTGACCTTCCCTGTCGCCAGCGGCGATGAGTGCCTGGTCGTCTTTGGCAGCCGCTGCATCGATGCCTGGTGGCAGAGCGGCGGTGTCCAGCCGCAGGCCGAATTCCGGATGCACGATCTCTCCGACGGGTTCGTGCTGCTTGGAGTGAAGTCGGTCCCCAACGTTGTCGCCAACATCAGCACGACGGCGGTCGAACTCCGCAGCGATGACGACGCCACGAAACTCAGCCTCGATCCGAGCGCCCAAACGGTCGTCATCACGGCGCCCGGCGGGACCACGATCAACGCCAACACGACGATTAACGGCGATCTCCACGTCACCGGAACGATCACCGGCGACACCGATGTCAAGACCGGCTCGATATCGCTGAAGACCCACACCCATACCGGCGTCACGTCCGGCAGCTCCAACACCGGAGGGCCCGTATGAGGTATCGCGCCCTCGACGCCGACGGCGACATGACCTTCGGGCGCGGCGCCGACAACTATCTGGTCGACAGCCCAGAGGCCGTAGCGCAGGCCGTCCTGACCCGTCTGTTGCTGCGAACCGGCGAATGGTTCCTCGATGTGACCGAAGGCACGCCCTACGAGGGTTCCATCCTCGGCTTCGGGACCGATGACACCTACGACCAGGCCATCAAGGAGCGGATTCTCGATACCGAGGGCGTGACCGAGATCACGGCCTATTCGAGCACGCTCCAGAACCGGGCGCTCACGATCACGGCGACCATCTCCACCCTGTACGGGCAGACCACGGTGACGACGACGCTATGACCTACCCGCTCCCGACACTGGCCTGCACGATCAGTTCCACAGGGATCACGGCCCCGAGCTACGCCGACATCCTGGCCAGCCTGCAGGCGTCGTTCCAGTCGATCTATGGCTCCGACGCCTATCTCGACGCCGACAGCCAAGACGGCCAGCTGCTTGCTGTGTTCGCCGCAGCGATCAACGACGTCAACGCCCAGACCATCGCCGTCTACAACGCCTTCAGCCCAGCCACGGCGCAAGGGGAGGGGCTGTCTCGGGTCGTGAAGATCAACGGCCTTCGCCGCCACGTCGCGACGAATTCCACCGTGGACGTCACTCTTGTCGGCCAGATCGGGACGGTGATCACGAACGGTCAGGTCGGGGACGTTCAGGGCAATACCTGGAACCTGCCTGCCAGCGTCACGATCCCGACCGGCGGATCGATCACGGTGACGGCGACCTGCGCTGTTCTCGGCGACATCACCGCGGCTGCGGGGGATGTATCGAAAATCCTGACGCCGACGCGGGGTTGGCAGACCGTGACGAACGCGGCGGCGGCAACGGCTGGCGCCCCGGTGGAGACCGACGCCAGTCTGAGGAAACGGCAGGCGATCTCGACAGCGCTTCCGGCCCAATCTGTCCTCGACGCCATGATTGGCGCAGTCGCCAACCTGAGCGGAATCGGCCGGCTCGCGGCTTACGAGAACGCCACCGGCGCGACGGACGGCAACGGTATCCCCGCCCATAGCGTCGCCTTCGTTGTCGAGGGCGGCGACGCCACTGACATCGCGACCACCATCGCGCTCAAGAAGGCGCCGGGTGTCGGAACCTATGGCACGACGACGGAGACGATCATCGACCCCGCCGGGCTTCCCAACGCCATCAACTTCTATCGTCCGACCTCGAAGCGGGTCATCGCCTCGATCACGATCAAGGCCCTCACTGGGTATGTGGCGACGACAGCGACAGCCATCACGCAGGCCATGGCCGATTACGTAAGCGCGCTCGATATCGGCGCCGATGTTCTCCTGACCAAGCTCTACGGCCCCGCGAACCTGCCGGACATCCCGGCGCTCGGGGCGACCTTCAACATCACCGATCTGGAGATCGCCTTCTACGGAGGCACGCTCGCGGCCTCCGATCTCGTCCTTGCCTTCAATGAAGCGGCGAGCCTCGCCGTGGCGGACATCACCATCACGGTGACCTGATGAGCGGGAGCCTCGACGACTACCTGTCGCTGATCACGTCAGAGCACAGCGACAAGCCGAAGTTCATCGCCACGGTCACGGCGACAATTCAGCCGCTGGTGGACGCCTTCGCGGCTCTGACGGCCGTCCCACCGTTGTTCGACATCGACACCGCGAGCGGGGCGCAGCTCGATGTCGTCGGCCAATGGGTGGGCCGATCCCGCTACCTCTCGCAGCCGCTGACCGGGGTCTACTTCTCGTTCGAGACCGCTGGTGTCGGCTTCGACCAGGGAACCTGGCTTGGGCCGAACGATCCGACTACGGGCATGGTCGCGCTGCCTGACGAGCCCTATCGGACACTTCTGAAGGCCGTGATCGCCGCCAATGATTGGGACGGCACGATCCCGCAGGCCTACGAGGTCTGGTCGACGGTATTCGACGGCACCGGCATCTCGATCCTGATCCAGGACGGGAACGACATGACGATGCTGTTCGCCCTGTTCGGCGGCATCCCCGACGCGGTGACGCTGGCCTTGCTCACCGGCGGCTATATCGTCCTCAGGCCGGCGGGCGTCCAGATCAGCGCCTACATGGCGCCGTCCGTCGCGGACACGCCGTACTTCGGCTTCGACTACGAAAACAACACCGTCGCAGGCTTCGACTACGGCGCCTGGGGCACGATCCTTCCGGCCACCTGATCGGGACTTCCCATGTCAACCAACGACTATCAGGCCTTCGGCACCGGCGCCGGAGCCAACGTTCTTACCCAGTCGCAATACCTCGCTCTTGCCGCCCGCACGGCTGGCTTCTCCGCCGGTCTGGCGAAGTCGGCGGAGGTGAACAAGGTGCTTCGGCAGGCCTCCATGATCGCTGCGGCCTTGGCCCAACTCGTGGTGAACCGGCTCGCGGTCGACGTCCTCGACGACGGCGACCTCTCCGGGCTGATCACCAAGCTCGGCAGCGCGCTCGCCGGCGGGAACGGCAGCATCACCAACGCCATGCTCGCCAACATGGCCAACGGCACGGTGAAGGCGAATCTGAGCGGGTCTCTCGGAGCCCCTTCGGATGTCACGCTGGCGACGTTGATGGCCGCGTTCGCGCTGGCGACGACGACGGCGGCCGGCCCCGTCAAGCTATCGACGAATGCTCTGGCGCAGGCGGGAACCGACGCGACGACCGCGCTTACGCCGGCCGCCTTGTTCAGCACTTTCACTTCCAGTCTTGGCGCGAGCGGATATTACAAGAATTCCTCCGGGCTGATCTTCCAGTGGGGAACGTCCACCGCGACGCTTACGAATGACGGCGCGCTCCCGTCCGTTACTTTCCCGACGACATTTCCAACCGCATGTCAGGGCGTTTGGACGACCGGCAATAACGCCGGGAGCAGCGTAGACAGCGATTCACAAGTAAAGATCATATCCAAATCAACGACTGGATTTTCGCCTTATTCCAACGCCGCCGCCTCTACTAGCCACACAGACGGCTACCAATGGTTCGCCATCGGTAATTAGGGAGACCTCACGATGATTTTTTTTAGCCCGAAGACCGGCGGCTTCTACGACACCGACATCCACGGTGAGCGGACGCGGCTGGCGCCCGATCCGAGCTGGGTGCGCCCGACGGTTCAAGTGCCCGATCCGGAATGGACGCGGCCCATGATCCAGGCGCCTGACCCCGAGTGGAAAGGAAAGGGCGACGCTCCGCTGGTCGAGATCGAGGATCCCGACGCCGAACCGCCGATGGTCGAGGCGCCGGACCCGTTCGCGGTAGCGCCGTTCATCGAAGAGGCGAACCCGGACTGCCTGCTGCCGGATGATGCGGTCGCGATCACGCCCGAACAGCACGCCCAGCTCATGGCCGATCAGGAATCTGGGAAGGTCATAACCGTCAGCTCGGATGGGACGCCCGTCGCCGCCGCCCCGCCGCCCCCGACGCCGGACTTCCTGGCCGCCCAAGCCAGGGCCCGGCGCGACCAGATGCTGGGCGCCAGCGACTGGACCCAGCTTCCCGACGCCCCGCTTACCGCAGACCAACAGACGGCATGGCGCACCCGCCGTCAGTTCCTGCGCGACCTTCCGAACCAGTCGAAGTTCCCGACCAAGATCGACTGGGGCTCGGACCCGCAATGACGCGCCAGTATTGAACTGAGGTTCCGAGATGGTCACCACCGCGAACCTGACGCTCTGCGCGCGTCGGGGCGACGACCTGCGCTCTCTCGTCACCATCCGCGATCCGGACAGCGGGGTCGTCATCCCGACGTCGGCGTGGACGGCTAGAATGCAGGTCCGCCCCCAAGCCGGGGATACTGCGACACCGCTTCTCGATCTCCAAACCGGCGTTTCGACGACGGCCGGGTCTGGGCTTTCGTTCGATGCGGACGGCATCTTCGAAATCCTGATCAAGGCCGCCGACATCGCCGCCCTGCCGATCCCGGCCTCACTGCCGACTGACGCCACCTTCGCTTACGACGTGAAGATGCGCGGCCTCACCGGCGACATCGAGACCTACCTCGCCGGGGTTCTCGTCGTCGCCACCCCCGTAACCCTCGATCCTCCTCCGAGCGCAGGCTGATGACCGACACCGAAGTCTACGTTTCCGGCGGCATGGGGCCTGCCGGACCCCAAGGCGCGCCTGGCTGGACGCCTGTCCTTGCCGTCGTCACCGATGGCGCCCGCCGCGTCCAACAGATCGCTGGCTGGACGGGCAGCACCGGCACGCCCCCGCCAAGCGGCCAGTATGTCGGCGCCACCGGATTTGTGACCGATATCAGCCTGGCGGTCGATTTCCGCGGCCCTGTGGGAGCCGATGGACCCGCAGGACCGCTCGGACCGGAAGGCCCGATCGGACTTGCCGGTCCACAAGGTCCGGCTGGCCCCACGGGACTTCAGGGCCCGAAAGGCGATACCGGCGATCAGGGCGCCACTGGCCTTCAAGGTCCAGCCGGCCCCGCCGGCCCCACCGGGCCTGCCGGTCCCACAGGCGCAGACGGCGCGACGGGGCCGCAAGGACCTATTGGTCTCACCGGCCCTGCGGGTCCTGCGGGGCCGGCGGGTCCCAAGGAGACCAAGGCGTCGCCGGGCCGACCGGTCCTGCGGGTCCTACAGGCGCGACAGGTCCTGCCGGG